GGTACGTATGGGCCACACAACAAATACCAGAGTACGCTCAGTGTAATGATTTCATAGTAGACGTATTATTAATATCACCCAAGAACGACAGCTTCTTTCGCAGCGAACTTAACATGTCACAGGAGATAATAGATGAATGGAAACGCGGCATAATCGTTACATGTCAACAAATCCTATCCATGCATAGAGATGAGTTCTTTCCTATGTATGGTAAAGACGCATGTACATCATGGAATCGGCTTTGTCCATATTTCGATATATGTGGAGCATCACACGGATTCCGAGACACAGTACAAAACACACAATATTCCAAGTTAGTCTGGGATACCTCAGACCGCTAGAAAGGTTTTAATAACATGCCACAGCACATAGACATGGGTACAAAACGAGATGATGCACCTAAGAAGACTCTCATATACGGCGATGTCGGTAGCGGGAAAACCTTCTGTCTTCGTACGTTACCTGAGAGAGCTTTACCTGCATTCATCATAGACATAGACGAAGGTAGTGAGGCTCTAGAAGGTGACTTTGCCGAGGGATCATTTAAAGGTCTTATACCTGACAGGTTAGTCACGGACAAAGGCAAAGAGAAACCTGCGGCGTATGATCAGATCAAGCAGGCTTTACAACGCATACACAAAGCGGACCCTGAGTCACAACCCAACACAATAATCATAGACTCTATGACTCGCCTCTACGGTGCAATCATGGACTACACTATGAGTAGTAACAACAAACCATTAGATGCTGCGCCTACACAACCAGACTACGGCATCGCAATGCGCTTAACCATAAAGTTCATTGAAGCGTTAATAATGATGCAGAAGAACATAGTAGTGATATGTCACGAAGACGCTAAGGAAAACGAAACCACAGGCATAGTGAAGATAGTCCCGTCACTCACTGGTAAGCTCGCAGGTATCATTCCATCGTACTTCGACTATGTACTCCATGCAGTAGTTAAAGGTAAAGGAGACAAGGCGTCATACCTATGGCAAACCCGTCCCAGTGGTGTATACACAGCACGTGTGCGTAACCCTAACCTAGAATCCGAGATGCCCCAGGATTTTAACATACTACTCCCATGAACCCTAAGAAAGACTTTAACCTTTTAGGCAACATAAACAAAGGGTATACTAAAATGCCTGAAGATACGATATATCTACCCATCACAGAAGACGATGCGTACACCCTACAAGAAATCTTAATAGGTCAAATAGACCACGCGCGATACATGAGATTCCACGAAAGACGAGAAGCTCTAGTTCGCGTTAATGTAGCATTACAACATAGCCTCGCGGCGGCGCAAGAGAAAGGACAACAGTAATAATAGTCGTACGTAACATTCGCGTATACACACGTATACACATACCAACATTATCCATAGAACAAAGGGTAACATTATTATGACCGAAGTATATCAAGACCTACAGTTTGGCAGCCTCGAGACCGAGAAGAAGAACCTTGACCGTAGTATTGATCCTGGACAGTACGAGCTCATGTTCAGCAAATGGGCATATCGTGAGTCTCGCGCATCCGCAAAGCCTGGCATTAATTTCGAGTTCAAAGTTATTAATGCCGATGATGCAGACTCCAATGGCTTTACGGTATTCCACTGGTGCTCCTGGGGTTCGTGGTTCTTCAACCAAGCAGTGCTGGCTATTTTCGCTGATCGTCTCTCCGAACTGAACAGCCTTGATCCTGACAGTGACGAGTACGATCAGAAGAAACTAAACCTTAACTTCATGGAGATCCAAGAGAACATCTCAGAGGATCTAGACGAAGCTATCGGTAACGAGTGTGTAGCTAAAATCAAATCCGAAGACTGGTCTAACGAGACTACCGGTACATCTGGTACCTCTATTAAGATCGAGCGTTTTGTAGTCTAGGATAGTACTCACGTACATTTAACCCCACGAGATAGGCAGGGCATTGGGTAGTGTCGTAATAACACTACCCGTGTCTTGCCTTTCTCAGTTAAGGATATTTAGATGACCGAAGACATTAGATCCATAGCACCATCGGAGATAAAAACTCCCATGATGCGGCAACGTAAAGAGTTTGCTCCTGCAAAGCTCAAAGAACTAGCAGACAGCATCCACGAAGTAGGCCAGATACAACCTATTGTAGTAGACTCTAATCTCGTATTAATCGCAGGCGAGCGTAGACTTAAAGCAATCAAGACCATACTAAAGAACAAAGACACATACGAAAACTGGCAGGATTTCGAATACGTAAAGATCTCAATCATAGACCCTACAGACGACTGGCATCGACATACTATAGAACTCCAAGAAAACATTAAACGTGAGCCTTTGACTCCAGCTGAGGAATCTCGTGCTGTCGATGATTACGAGCGTCTGATGGAGAAGCTCAAAGGTAAAACTAAGCGTGGCCTGGGAGCATCCGAGGGAGGTCACTCACAAAAAGACACGGCTAAGGATCTCAATATGTCCCAAGCCAGTGTAAGCGACCACCGCAAGGTAGCTAGGGTATTAGACATAGCACAACACATCCCAGATCTTGCAGATCTCGAGCACGAAACATCAAAGAGCGGCATCCTAGGCAAGTTCAAGGCATACAAAGTTAAGGAAATACGAGCCGAGATAGCACGCCGCGCTATGGAATCCCATAGACAAGACCTAGATGGCGTAGTAGTCCTAAGCGATGCCTTAGACTTCCTCGATACACTCGAAGAAGAAAGTGTGGATTTAGTGCTAACCGACCTACCTTTTGGCATAGAGGTCTTTGAGTCTAACACACTAGCCAAATCCTCACACGGCACCCAATGGCAGGACGACGAAGAATCCATCAAGTCCTTCGTACAACAACTAATCCCTAAGTTGTACCTAGCCTTGAAGCCTAATGCCCACATGTGGATATTTAGCTCCTGGATAGAGACATTCTGGATCGAACGTGCATGTGCCTTAATTCCAGACCTAGAGTTCGAGTACCCACCTTGGATATGGAACAAGGTAAAATCTACACCTGCAATCAATGGAGCTGCCACAGGTGACCAAACCTATGAGTATATCTGTCATCTACGTAAGGGTACTGTATCTATGCCCGAACGTCTTGGCCCTAATCTTATATCATACGCTAGACCTGTTGCTACCAAGTATCCGACAGAGCGGCCACTAGACATACTAAAGTTCTTCATAGAAAATTGTACCCTTGAAGGTGAGCTAGTAATAGACCCGTGTTGCGGCTCAGGTGGACACTTAGTAGCAGCCATACAAACCAACCGTAGAGCTTTGGGTTCAGACATAAATCCCGAAGCAATCAAAGTAACTAAGTCTAGACTCGTACTGGAGACCTCGCATGAAGGAAGCCAAGATACATAGTGCCCGCTTTAGTGCAAACCAACAAAAGGTAACCGTGTATACATCTTCGGGCAGAGTCCAAATAACCATAGTAAACAATAACATCCAGGTTCATCTACGCCCACATAAATCTAAAACCTTAGTAGACCCTAGGGGGTGGTTAAAGGCTGCATACAATACAGTTTTGTTTATGCCGAAGATGGCGTATAAGGCTGTTAGGACTACAAGGAACATGGGTACCAAGTAGTACTAGGCTTCTAAGGGGTCTAGCAGAGTGGTAGAGGGCAAAGGATTCCAAGTTGGACCTAATGGTCCACCCAAAAACCAAGTGGCTTAGAAAGCGAGACGCTTACATGAATATACAACCAGACGGTGCAGAAGACGCAGAAATTGTAGTTGTAGGAGAATCACCATCCAAAGACGATGCTATATCTGGCGTGCCTTTTTCAGGATCTCAAGGAGAACTATTATTTGATGACATACTAGCCCGTGCAGGTATCTTCCGCAAGGATTGCTTAGTGTTACATACCTACGGCAAGCAAGCTCCTGGGAATAAGCTAGATATAGTAGACGATCCTTTCGAACGTAGTGCGGAACACTGGAAACTTATACAGAAACATCCACGTAAGCTAATCATAGCAGTAGGCGAGTATGCGCTTAGGTTTCTATGCAGTGAGTCCGGCATCACTAAGTGGCGTGGGTCGTTGTTGTATTCTAACAGAGGAAAAATCCCTGTTATTCCTATGATTGCTCCAGTAAGTATCATACGTCAGTATTCTTGGTTAGTGCTTTGCCGTAAAGATGCCTTAAAAGCTAGACGTGTGATGACGGATTTTAAGTCCATAGTAGATCACAAGCGTAACATCGTACACTATGGACAACTTAAGAAGGACCATGCCACCGAGGAATCAGGCTTAATAACAAAACTCCTAATAGAAACTCTTAGGTCGTACCACGATGCTCCATGTTTAGCATTTGACATCGAGACATATGCTGAGTGTATAACATGTATAGGAATAGCTAGATCTGTTAAGGATGCTGTAGTGATCCCGTTTACTACACAACTTAGGCACGAGGACAGAATAGCACTCATACGAGAGTTAGACATACTCCTTAGTAATAACTCTCTTAAAGTAGGTCAAAACCTAGACTATGATGTCCAGTACCTAGCTAAGAACTTTGGCATACGGGTACGCAATGTATGGATGGACACTATGGTTGCACATTCGGTAATGCATCCCGAGATGGGTCACAGCCTAGACCTCTTGGCGTCTATATACACAAACAAGAATTTCTACAAAGAGATGCGTAAAGAAGCAACCAGTGGTAATTATAACAATACCCTATGGGAATACAATGGTATAGATTGTTGTGTGACCTATGAGGTAGCTATAAAGCTCTCGCATGAACTAATAGACACACATGCCTGGGAGTTCTTTCACAATGTAGCCATGCCAGTGACTAAGACATTAATTCGTATGGAACATAAAGGAGTAAACATAGATGAAGATCTTAGGACGAAACGCAAAGAAACCCTTAGCAAAGAAGTGGCTGATCTTCTTGCCGATGATGCTTTGTGTGGGGTTAATCCTAACAGCCCTAAACAGGTACTGGACTACTTCAAGTCCAAGGGAGTTCGATTGCCTGTAGGTAGAGGACGTAAAACACCTTCTACAGATGTACATACACTTAAATTACTACGTCCTAGACAACCTAAACATCACGCATTCATAGACAAGTGCTTGGCAGTACGTGACAGACGCAAAACCATAGGGACGTATCTTGAGGCTAAGGTACACAAAGACGGCAGAATGCGTACATCGTACCGTACATCAGCTACAGACACAGGACGTATATCTAGCTCTAAAGATGTATTTAACAAAGGTATGAACCTACAGAATGTCCCAGGAGATCAACGTGACTGGTTTGTGCCAGACCCAGGCTTAGTACTCTGGGAAGCTGATGGATCACAGATCGAAGCTCGCATAACAGCCTACGTAGCAGCAGACGAGAACTACAAACAGGGCTTTATAGAGGGTCGAGACATACACAGTGAAAACGCTAGGGCTTTGTTTAAGATCCCTGAGAGTAAAGTCCGTGATCCTGTAGAGGGCACACATTACACATACCGCGACATAGGCAAAAGGGCATCACATGCGATTAACTACATGGTAGGTCCAGGCAAGCTCAAGGATCTTATGAATGAGTACGTGCCTGACATGAAGTTCTCGCTTAACGATGCTCGTAGGTTCATAGAGAGCTTTAAGACTTTAAGACCTGGTATACATAAGTGGTGGATTAATACTATACAGCACCTTAAGACTAATCGTGTGATGCGTACACCCTACGGTCGACAAAGAGTGTTTCTGGATCGCTGGGGTGACCAACTCCATAGGGCTGCTGTAGCATTTGTACCACAATCTACCGCGGCTGATCATATCAATGCTGCGTTGGCTCGTATAGAGCTCAGACTAGAATCCATACCTGAAGCATCTGTATTGCTTCAGGTCCATGATTCCGTAGCAGGTCAATGTAAACCAGAGGACTTAGAACATGTTCGTAGTATTGTATGCGAAGAAATGGAGAAACCTATACCAAAGGGCTTTGGATATTATTGGGAAGACGACCTAGTAATCCCTGCCGACTTCGCATCTGGACCTAATTGGAAATCTTGTAAATAATCATGCCATTGGAGGGGTTGGGAGGTGGGGAGTCTCCTATTGTACATATGCCAATATGGGCCTGGATATACCAGGTCGTATGTACAACTGTAAGTATTGGGAGATGCTTGCAGACCCTTCCTTTGGCTCACTAGGAGTGTATTATGCATATTCATATTAAGAACACTGTGGAAGATAACTTAAGTGTATATGACTCAAACAATGACGACAGCGTAATAATAGCAATACTAGACGATAGTATCGTAACTGCGATTGTGTTAGACCTAGCCCATGACTCAGCAGTTAAGTTACACTCTGAACTTAGCACACTCCTGCAAGGTTATCAAGCCCCTGATCTTGAAGTACTACCGGAATAACCCACAACCTAGGAAGGATTTACTATGCTAGAAGAATCCTCACTAGGGCCAGAAAAGGAATACCAAGATGATTTTATTGACTTATATCTTGACTACACCAAAGGTCAGGAGTCTCCTAGGGACTTCCATTTCTGGACAGCTGTAAGCCTCATAAGTGGTGCTGTTGGCAGGAAAGTATGGCTTTCTAGAGGGCATGATCGGCTGTACCCGAATCACTATGTGATACTCGTAGCAGGTTCAGCAATGAGCCGTAAGAGTAGTGCTATAAACATAGGGGTAGGATTACTTAGACGAGCGACACAAAACAAAATAGACTCAGGGTTGACTCACGGCATAAGCACAATACTATCAGGTAAGATGACTCCAGAGGCATTGTGCAGGGCTATATCAAGTCGTGGACTAGAAGGTATGCTAGAGACAGACGCTAAGCCTGTGATAGCAGACAAAACCTCAAGGCCGTGTTATTTGTTTAGTTCCGAGCTAGGTGTGTTTCTATCCAAAGCCGCGCAATCTAACGGTCTTGTGGATTTACTCATAGACTGGTATGATTGCCCAGACGTATTCGAATACATAACTAAAACATCAGGATCGGATTATGTCTATGAAGTCTTTATATCGTTACTCAGCGCAACGACTCCAGACTGGATCGCTCAAAACGTCACGTCATCTGTGTTCAATCAAGGGTTCGTGGGCAGGGTCATATTTGTGCACAGTGAGCGTTCTGGCATTCGTATTGCTCATCCTGTGGTTGATAGCGTCTTAGAGAAACTCCGAGATAGGTTGGTCACTCATATAGAGCATCGTATGGGTATGGAGGGTGAGATGGAACTTACCAGAGATGCGTGGGATTACTTCGAGACATGGTATAACAAACGCGAGGAGAGTCCAGGGTTAGACAATGTACAAAGTGGGTTCTTTGGACGGGAGCATACACATGTGTTGAAGCTAGCTATGACGTTCTCGATCGCTAGACGTAGAACACTAAAGATCCATGTAGTGGATATACAAGATGCGATTGATAAGATCTCACATACATTCGATGGTTTAACTTCTATATTCAAGGAGGTCAGGTATGCCAATGAGATATTTGAAACTAAGATCGTAGAAGGTATAATCAAAGATGCAAAAACCATAGATAGATCTACACTACTACGTAATGTCTATCGTAAGATGAATAAGGATAAACTAGACGAGTGCTTGAGTATACTTAAAGCAGCAGGTGTAATAAACGAAGACGTTAAGACACGCAAAGGTGGAGGCCGAGCAAAGGTCACATACACCACAAACCAATGATTCACAAGGTGAATTAATCAAGGGGATACATATGGCTACTTTATGGGAACACCCGAATATATCGCGAGAAGAGTTTAACAACCCTGATCAAATGGATGCGAACTTAGTCCATGCCTTACAAGACACACGCGACTGGATTAACCGTCCTATGACATTTACAAAGTCTAGCAGCGGTGTAG